CTTCTGTGAAATAATTCTCCAGATAAGACTTGCTGGAATAGATTCCGGCATAATATCCGGCATTTTCGAGAATATCAAGAAACGCCTTCGCCATTTCGGAACACTTTGCTTTTCCGAGCGCGAACTGCGATTTTTCCTCGAAATCCAGATAAACCGGATATTCAAACTGTTTGCCGGAAATCGTCTGTAAGAAAACTTTCGCTTCGGTCTGGATTTCAGAGACAGATTTTGCGTAGGAATACCAGTAACAGCCGACCGGGATTCCGGCTTTCTTCGCACCTGCATAGTGGCTCTCAAACATGACATCTTTCTGAGAAAGCAGTCTTCCGTAACCGGCGCGGATGATTACAAAATCAGCCAGTCCAGAATTTTTGACAGCGTTCCAGTCGACTTTCGTTTCGCAGTAGCTGATATCAATACCTTTCAGCATAATCATTCACCAACTTTCATAATTTCGCTTGTATAGCGAGTCTGCTCGCCCCATGCGATAGCCTTTCCGATTTCTTCGGCATCGAAATCAAATGCTTCTGCAATCTCGTTCACAGTCATCTTGTGGATGTAAAATGCTTTGCAGATTTCTTTTCTCTGTTCGTCAGTCATTTTGATTCACCTCATAATATTTTCCAGTAATTTCTTCATATTCTTCAGCAGTAATCCATCTACCGACTGCATTGCGAACACGTGTTTCATTCCATAATCCATTCTCATAATAATTCTTTACTTTTTCAAAATTATTAGAATGTTCCATTACAAATCAACCTCCTGCATCATAGCGATGTAGTCAATGTTTGCCGCATTTTCTTGTGCCAAATACACAGCATAATCTTCTTTAGAAAGAAATGCTTCTTCATACAGATACATTTCCTGAAGAGCACCATCTTCCATTTCTCGCTGTGTGGTTGTTACATTTCTTCTGATGTAAACACCGTCTGGACATGATGTAATGTCCAATAATTCTGGTTCGACCGTAGATTCAGATGCATAAAACTTTAATTTCATATTAAACCCCACCTCTTAAGAAGGTTGTTTTAGATATGGCGACGCGCCGATGTCCCAGTACGAGCTCGACGGCTCAGAGTTCACGTACACGCACCAGGCGCCAGCGCGAGAACCACTCCCGGCGTAGCCACCGACAATCGCGAGACATGTTGCGCTGTTGTTCGTATAATGATAATCACAAGTATATGTCGATGCAGAACCACCGGTAGCAACACATAATCTTCCATAAGTGTTTGACATTGTCTTTTGAAAACCACTGGCAGGAATCGTAACACCACTCATGACGAGACAATCTTCATCTGGAGCACTCACAGAATACGTTGGTGTCCATTTAATCTTGTAAGTACCTGTTGCATTCCACAAACCGAGACATCTATCCCAACGTGTTCCCCACCAGTTTTCGATATAGAAAACTTTCATGGCTTTCGTGGTTGATTTTGCTGTTGCATAACCGTAGAACTGTCCCTTATCCATCAAGGAACCATTTACAGGGAAACCATAATTTTTTGAGGCATCATCCACACCACCACTGGTACAACCTTCACCGTATACCAGCTGTGTGTTATCATTCTTACCCATCAATAGTAATAAAACATTCAACCATGTTCTGTGTGCCCAGTCTCCAATTTGCCAATTGGTTCCATTAGCAGAACATAGTGTAACTTCTGTTGGAGCAGTTGTTTTATTCTGCGGATATGTTCCAGCAATACTTCTCAACTTGCCGTCAACATTGCTACCCTTGAACATGGGATAATATAGTTTATCAGCATGCGTGCCATCTGCTCTGATATAAGGATAATCTTTATAATCTTCATCAAGCTGATAATTCGACACAGCATAATATTCAAAATTAGCATCTTCCCACATTTTAATGTATATCTTACAGTCAAAACAACTCATTGCATTTCCAGTATATGCTGTATCAGAGATATCGGATGCTGTTTCACCATCCTCTTTATATGCATGATTAGACGGTGAAAGTTTATAATCTTCCGAACCATCATAGTTACACATAACCGGATAATTATTTTTCACGAAGAAAGCATCACCCCAACTGCCATACGAGAACGTAGAGGCTTCGATATCATTATCATTATACTGCATTCCTGCTGGTGTAAAGCCAACGGCATCATACATGTATGTGCATCTGGTTTCTGGATTAGAATTATTCTTTTCTACTTTAATACCATAAAGTTCGACTTTTGCAAACTTTTCCTTTATCGTTGCGATTTCTGCGTCAATAGATGAAAGCTTATTATACACAGTTTTATTCTGTACCGGATTAGTACTTTCAGAATTCAGCGTATCATCAACAGTAGTTTTATTCGCGCCTGTCTCGATTCCTGCAAGTTTGTTTTTTTCCTCATTAGTGTAATCTTCTGTAGAAAGCTGCTTGCCTTGAACCGCGTCAACTTTACTTCCTAACGCAGCATAAATTGCACGGTTTTCGACCGGATTTAATGAGGTAGACGACAAAACAGAGTCAACTACCAGAGTGTCAAATCCGAGCAATTCCCATTCTCCGGAAGACATCATAACATATTCGGCTTTGCTAGTGTCACTTGCATATCCTACAAAATATAAAGTACCTTCGGGCGCTGTAGAAGGAAGCTCTGAGACAGTGTCCACCCGTCCACCAATCGATACGATTTTTGTATCAGGCGAAATGCTTCCTTCAATCAATCTTGCAAGAAGTTCTTCGATTCTCGATAGGTTTGGAGGGAGAGTAGAAGCCTCCCCCAACCCATATTTAAGAATTTGTTCAATTCTACTCTTCTCCATTTTGATTCACCTCAATTAGAAATTATCCCGAAACGCTATTCAGCAGTGTAAACAGCTCTGTTGGCAGAGGAAGATGCGCATTGATAGCTTCTGTTCCAGCCGTAGAATCTGCCTCACGACCCCAGAGATGAGCCTCGAGCAGGTCTTTTCTTGCAGGAGATAATTTTCTGCTGTCCAGCGTAATGAGCGAGGTGTTCTTGAGCATGACTCCGCTCGGAAGTACAACCGGAACAGACTGGGCAGAGAAATCCCAAGAGAATTCAATAGGTTCGGGACTGTCGTTTACAGTGGAGTATTCTCTGTCAGACGGCGATACGGTAAGACCATAAAGCAGGTGATAAATTTCGCCAAGTTCTTCTGTGACATCGTTACCGACGTTTGTCACATAGGACATGCCGAACGTTTTGCGAGCCTGCTGATGAACGTACACACCCTCAATGCCACCGAGAATAACAGAGCCGTCGCACTGCATGAATTCGTCGGGGTATGTGTATGCATTGATAGAACCTGTGAGAGATTCAACACCTCTCAGAGTCAGATACTTAATATTGTCTGCATAGAAATCTTCGGCATCGCCACCGTCAGGAGATTCAGATACAGATGTAAGACCGTTCCATGCTACGCCCTGAGGGTAGTAGGCAGAGCCGTCAGTAGGGTTTGTCTGAGCAAGATAAAGTGCACCTTTAGAAACACCAGTTTCATAAAAGTGTTTGCCAACATCATCCCAAGTAAGTCTATTAGTAGGCATTTTAATTTCTCCTTTCAATAATAAATCGTGAATGTGTCGTGGTAGAGATTGTCTGCCACGTATCGTCTGTTATAAGAGATATGCTTAAAATGCGAAAGCAAAATCTCAATATATCCGTGGTCAGGGTCACGAGTTATATAGGTACATTCGTACTGCCTTGTAAAGATGTACATACTGTTATTAGCCTGCTCTTTTCGTCCGCCTGACAATTCATATAAGAAGCATGGATAAGAGAGTTTAATGGACTCCGGAGGCTGGTAATACACATTCTTTTTAAAAATCGACAATAGCTCGTCGTGAAGCTCAAGCCGTCGGTCCATTCCACTCATCTCCTAATGTTAGCAGTAATCTAGGGGTAACTACACGGACTGATGCTACTTTCCATTTAGTGCCCATAAATACCGCGTAACGAATTTTTGCCATGTCGGTATATGCTTTATCGTCAGCAACAATAGAGAGCTGATTCGCAATCCTGACATTGTCATTGACTCCTTCAGAAGACTGAAGATTTCTACCATATTCGAGAACATCACCGTAATACGTGACTTCATGAATCTGTTCGACGAAGACGCCGGGAGAAGTTTCTTCAGTTTCTGCAAAGCCAATGTTTCCATAATATTTCATTTACATCAGTCCTTTTTAGGTTTCTTGAGAGACTGAATAAGCTGTTCAATCTCTTCGTCGGTCAAATCGCCTTTCTGTATCTTGTCCATAGAACTGAATGCCTTATCGATAAAAGCTGGAATCGGTATTCCCATCTTTTTAAGGTTTTCACATATGCTAACAAGCTCCATTAGGATAATGTAAATAGAAAACAGAGATAAAATATAGGTTGGTAATCCTAATCCACATTCGAATAAAACTCCGATTACAAGAATAGAAATCTCAGCAAACTTTTTCATAAGCCCTTCTCGCATCCTATAGGATTTGAGATGCCCTGTCGCCCAAGCATGAATGACCCCTGTTAAAATATCAATGATCATGAGAGCGACAGGGATAGTGAATTTCCATTCCTCGCCGGCAAAGTTTATATTCGATAAAACAAATTCAGCGTCCATTGGCTATTAACCCATGCGGTCAGAAGAATTCCGAATCATTTTGATTTTGTCCAGAATCTGCTGACGTTCAAATTCGGAATTAGCTGTGTCCATCATCTTTTCGAGCTGGTCGACCATTCTGTCGTTAATACTGTGACCGCTGTAGTTGTCATGCATTCGGTTAGTGCGGTCATCGCGGCTCACGAATCTGCCAGTGCGCATGCTTCTTCCACGTTCGCCGCTGTAATCCATTTCAGGAGTCCAGTCGTGATGCATTCCGTAGCTGTTATAGCTTGGCGGAGGCGGCATCTGAGGGAAGTTACGAATGTTATAGAAAGCACCAGAGTACATATCAGGATTCTTTTCCATTTTCTCCATTGATTCGAGTTCCTTGCAGATTTTTTCAGTCTTAGCAATTCCCTCGAGCGTTTCAACAGCTTTGTGAATAGAATCCATCTCAGGAGGACTGATGGTGCCCTTTTCGACATTCTTCTTCAGCTCTTTTTTAACAAGCTTTTCGAGGTCTTTGAGGAGTTCCATATCTTCCATCTAGTTCACCTCCGTTAATATGTTACTGCTAAATCCGGTCTTGTGAACTGGATGGTAGCGTTCTTTACGAGAATAGGCTGGTCTGATACGTTTCTTACAGTAACAGTTTGACAGCAATTTCTCCAAATGGGAATATTGATAGCTCTGCCTACGTTATTGTACTCGTTCACGGCTCCGGGCGTTTCGTCCATCTGAGAAGCGGGGATAGTAGCTCCGTCTACTGCAAATGCAACGGAGATTGTGCCAACTGTTCCGCCAGTAGGAATGGCGATATTGCATCCGAATGTTACCAGATAATCGGCACTATTATTTCTGTTGCAACAGCATCCGTTGGTAGGTCTTGTCCAGCCGCTAAGAAGGAAGTTTCCTGTCTCGGCACGATGGTTCACAAAGCCTCTCTGACACGGAAAATCATTCGTGGTGAATACGATGGACTCTCCGGGGTTAACTGTCTGTTCGGCAGTTGCTCTGTATTCAGCCATTTTGATTCACCTCCGATTAAGCAGCATTACCACAGCATCCGCCATTATAATAACCGTTGTAATTGCAGCAATTCGGGTTCTGAACGATATAAGCAGGTCTTGCCTTAGGGTTCAGATAGTTCTCAAGAGCTGCGGTCTGTGCGCTATTATCTGCGAGGAGCTGAGCTGTCTGAGCAGTTCTCGCGGCATTAGACTGGAGTGTCTGATTCTCAAGACGAGCGGCATCGAGAGCGTTCTGGAGACCGAGGATACGGTTCTCGTAATTCTGCTTAATGCCATCGAGTTCGAGCTGGCAGAGTTTATCGTAGATACCCTGAATGCCGGCGTTAGTGGTGTCGACGAGTCTCTGAGTGTTAGCAGTCTGATTCTGGATAACGTCTCTGATACCATCCGAAACAGCCGCTCTATCTGCACAATTTTCAGACAGAATGGTGGACTGAAGATTAGCGGTAGCCAGTCTGTTATCACAACAGCACTGAGCAAGCTGAGACTGAAGACCGCTGAGACCCGATGTGATTGCTGTCTGAGAGTTGAACTGCTGCTGCATGTTAGCCATCTGGCGAGCGTTGTTAGCAACCTCAGCATTAGCAAAACCGCCATTAACAGTCGCATTCACCCCGGCAAAACCATTGCAGAGAGCAGTATTAACTCCTGCGAAGCCGTTCTGAACATTGGAATTCAGTGCGTTGATTCCGCCCATGACTGCCTGCTGGTCAAAGCCCGCCTGAATATCGCGATAATTAGTTCCGCCAAGATTACCGATAGCAACGTTATCGCCACCGCCATAGCCGCCAGAACCAAAACCGCCTCCGCCGAAGCCGTTACCCCAACGATTTCCACCCATAGCGAACAGGAAGAGAACCAGAATCCACCAAGCTCCGTCACCGCCAAAGCCGTTTCCGAAGCCGCCGTTACCATAACCTCCGCCATACGCGGGAGCCACCGGCATGTACATATTTGTACCGTTGTCTGTAAATGCCATGTACAGACCTCCTTTAAATGAAAATATTATAAAATAGCGTCATGCGCTAGATTATTTTGAATTAGTGTAGATAAAATTAGAAACCAGCCATCTTTCTTACTTTCTTTTTTTACGGCTAGTCTTAGCTCTCTTAATCATATTAGAAAGCTCGTCCATACCGATATTGAAATTGTCAAGATGAGAGTCCCACTGGTTTTTAAGCTGCTTAGCGATTTTATTGCCGCTGGATTTAATACGGTTGATACCGGCTGCGAACTTACGCTTTCTCATATTGGTTTTGTAGCGAGAACGACGCTCTTCATTGCTTACATTGGCGGCTGAATTTCTTGTAAGAGCACTACGACGTCTACCGCGAGCCGCTTCTGCCTGAGCATTACTTACATTGGCGTTTGACATATCAATAAATGCGCGGCTAGCGATTCTCCGAACATTTTCCTGCCTCTGGCGTTCTCTTCCTCTTTCGCCGCCTCTTGTAGCAGCTTGAGCCTGAGCGTATGAGGCCTGTTTATTTTTATAAGCAGAAGTACCCATATAGCTTCTGCGTCTGGAAATAGTGTCGAGAACCTGCGAACGTTCGTTTGCGCCGTAACTAGACTGCTTCTTGGGTTTTGTTACATTCTGATAATACCACTGATTATACGCCTGTTCGTTTCCTTCGTAAGACGGGGAATCATTGTATTTCTTTCTTGAATTACGACGCCCCGATGCGCTTGTTCTGTTTGCATGCATCAGGTAATCATCGTACATATCCATGAAATCTTCGTTTGTCATTGTAAAACACCTCTCTAAAAATTATCGGTTCATACCGGTCATCTGGTTTGCCATCTGGCGAATCTGCTCGAAGTCCTGCTGACTCATCTGACCACTATTGAGCATCTGCTGTACTCTCTGCTGAGCCATTTGTTCGAGCGTGCCGGGGTTCATACCCTGACCGAATTGCTGAGCGAAACTGTTGAAATTCTGCTGGAAGTTATTGAAACCTCCGAACATTTGATTAAAAATCGGGTTATTTGGATTGAACATTACCCGCATCTCCCTTCAATTCTTTGTAGAGCTCGCTGACCATCGCTGCCACTACATTGAAATCTTCTTTCTTTACGTAATCATTTTGATTCTGTTGAGCAGGCTCCTGCGTTGGCTGTTGCATACTGGTTGACTTAAAGAATTGATACTCTTCCATTGGGAGAGGACGCCCGTAAATGTCGGTAGTTTTAAGCCAGAACCTTCCGAGGTTAAAGTCTATAAGAACCGCCGTGTTCCCCGCAGCTACAGGATAAGATTCAGCACTCTGATAACCGCCTGAAATAATAGCAACAGTGGTAATACCTTTTTGTTGCACTGGATAAATCGGTTGCTGATAACCGACATTAGAAACATTACTGTATCCTGTATTGGACCAACCATTGTTATAAGAATTAGGATTCATTTAATCGCCTCTTTTTTTTTGAACTTAGACAATATAGTATCTAGACCTATATTATAATTTTCTTGATGCTTTTCCCAATTAGTATTGAAATACTTTTGCACAAAAGAAACTCCTTTTTTTAAAGCACGTCTATTAGATTCTGAAAAAACATCATAACGGTCAACGAGTTTATCTATTACAGATTGATTATATGACCGATAGTCTGCTTTTTTTCGTTGCTCTCTAGCGATTTCTCTTGCATTTTGTTCACCCAACGACGAAAGTGAGCTATGCGTGTCAGGCACATTTTTATAAGACTCGATTAGCTTTATTGTTTCAGTGTTCGACAATTTTTTGTGCGGTATAAATTTATCGGTATTTGCAACCCTCATGCTATAAACATCTACTTTTGCGTATTTTGTTTTCCATTTATCAGAATGTTGACTATAATATTTTCTATTATATTCTCGTTCTTTCAGTTTTTGTTCGTAAGCTTTCTTTGGGTCTTTGGAAGAAACCCATTTATGTTCCAAAAAATCCATTTTGATTCTAACCTCGCATTTAACTCCAATAATAGATTGGTATTTCATCTCCGCTATCCCCAGTGTCATAGTAGTCACCATCTTGGACAGCGACTACATGACCTTGGGTTTTTAGGAGGAATTTACCGACCGGATGGTCGTAGCAGAAATCTTTTACAGTGTAGCAATACGGACAAGCATCTGGCATGGGGTAACGTTGATAACCTAAATCGTGTAGGTATTTTCCCCAAACAGCGTCCGATTCAGGCATATCATGCATGACAAGACCTTGAGCAGTTGTTCCTAAATACACCGTTTCCCAATCCCAACCAGTGAGAAGACAGATTGCTCGTATGGTGCAATCTATTGTCTTCTTACGTTCCGGGTTAGGGTTAAAATAAACATAACTCATAAGACATTGTCTGTCGCAGGGTCTACTTGGGCATTAAGACGCCAAGTAAGTTCCTGAATACGTTCTTTATAAGCGTTTACAGTAGAACCCGCGGGAGGGTCAAAAATTTGACGTACATTGAGTTGTACAAATTCCTGAGCCATGCTGAGATTATCCTCGTCGTCTCCGAGAAAATCGTGCCATGTAGAAGATTTGTCATGAATATTAAATCCCTTAACTCCGACTCCAAGCTGATTAAGAGTACGGAGATTAGAATTGATATACATCACGATATCTGGGTCAAAATATTCGTATTCTTCAGCAATGTGACAGAATTTCTTGACACTTGTTAGAATACTCTCAATCATTTATACCGCCTCCAATGCCTCGTCTAAAATGTATCCCTCTTTACCAGATTCGAGTCGGACTTTCTGATACATTTTTTCGCCTAACCTATCGCACATGATATCATTTAACAAAAGAACTCTAGTTCCTTTAGTTACAGTCTGAATGACTGAATCGTTGTATGGACAACATGGAAAAGTTCTGAGAGAGATTCCTTTTTCTGGAATAACTTTTTTAATCATTTTGATTTCACCTACCATTAGGCGGAGAGCGTAACCCGACCTAACTATTGCTAAGCCGGGTATCTCCGAGAAAGAAAGGAATTAGTTATTCAGAAGCCCGGTCGAGCTCAAGAACCATAGCAGAATACGGCTTAACCAGAGCACCAGACATTCTTGCTTCCATCAGGTACTTCTTCTGGTTGTAGTCGATATCGAAATCGTCGAACATCGAAATCTGACCGCCTTTGTCAGAACCTACACGATAGTCAGTGAGGTTTACGATAATACCGATTACCGGTCTTGTAATAGAAGTGACTTCGCCGGAGGGTGTGAAAGTTCTGGTCACGTTTTCCATAACCGGAACAGCGATAATGTCTTTCACACGAAGAGCAGTAGCCAGTTCGGGAACGGTCTTGTACAGTTTTCTGCCTACGCCGTCTTCCAGCAGGAGCATATCAGTCAGCCAATCATCGGTAGTGAACAGAACAGGATTACCAGAGCCCTTGTACAGCTTTCTACTCTTGATGGTGCTGCGAATAATAGCCTTGGCTACAGTTTCTTCATCAGCGTTATGGGCAACAGAAACCGGAACCTTTACAGTGAACAGGTCGTCGTCGGTCAGGATAGGTCTGATGTTATTCTCGTTAATCTTATCATTGGATGCAGGTGAACGACCATCGCCGATGAGAATTGCTCTTGCAATTTCCTCATTAAGCATGCCGCGCATTTCAACCTTAATCCAAGAGATTACGTCGAAATCTGTAATATCCAGTTCGTCATCGCGGTCAATTTTCTGCTTCTTGTAAACTGTTGTAGGAGTTGTAACTCTTTTGAGCAGAGTGAACACTTCTTCCAGCTTCTTGTTGCCTTTAGTATAACCCTTGGCGCGAGCTTCGTCAGCTGTGATATCGGCAAACATGGACTTGATTCTGCTAAACGGAGAATGTGTGACAGAATTCATAACCTTAGTTACCCATTCATCTTCGCGCTTAATCCAGCCGGGCTGGTCTGTGATGTTCTTGGGGTCAGGGAACAGATAGTCAATATTATCAATGCCGTAGGTGGCAGCGTGGGACAGTACAGAATCCTTGAAGGAGCCGAGTCTCTTAGCATCAGCAAAGATAGCATCTTTGTCTTCATAAAGCTGGATAGCAGCATGAGACATGGAATCTCCCCAACCTGAGTCAGTGTCAAATACGTTAGCTTTCATGTAATCACCTTCCATATCGTAATAGCCGTGTTCGACGTCATCTTCGTCATAGTCGTCATCTTCGTCATAGTCGTCCTCATCTTCTTCAAGAGCTTCGCCGACCATGTACATAACAACCGCTTTCTGTTCGTCGGTCATTTCGTCGTATACGTCTTTAACGCTTCTTTCATTCATATCGTCGTCCTCCTCATAATATTCATCAGAATGTGATAATTCGTTTTCTTTATCGATATCGTACATTTCGTATAACGTTTCGGTATCAACTGTAAAATCGTCATTGTACACTACGGCGCATTCTCCTTCAGAGGTGCCGTGAGCCATAACGTGTTCGATACTTGCTCCGGGATTTGCACCAGCAATAACAAGGCTTACTTCACGAATGTTTCCGTGAGTTACATTTCCGCCATTCTGTTTAAGCTGATTAGCGTAAATGGACAACGCGGTGATGTCGCCGTGTTTAACAAGAGCTTTTGCATGCTGGCCATTTTCAGTGTCGTTAAATACACCATATGCATAAACGCCATCTGGTTTATTCTGTAACAGAGCGTGCCCGATTACGTTTTCAGGAGAACTATGACCATGCTGCCATACAAGCGGCACCACGTCCCCATCATTATCGGCAAACGCATCTCTGCGAATGGTACGCCCATCAGCACAAAGCAAGTCGTTTTTAGTAGCCCAGCCACTAAAATCGAAAACCATTGCCATTTTGATTTATCTCCTTTCTTAGTAATAATTATCATCATAGCCATCGTCGTATCCGTAATCGCCGTTTTCAGCAGTAGAAGGACCCGGAACATAACCTTCTGAATTCTGGTTAATATTCTTGTTACGAAGTTCGTCCGCAGACGGGTCATCAACGGGTTTATATCCAACGATAGGTCTGATTTCATTTGTGGAGAGAATTTCGTTTCTTGTAAACTTATCGGCAATCTCAGCCAACTGAGATACGGGAACAAGTCTGAAGGGTTCTCTGATGTAAATGATAGATTGCCCCTGTGTTCTAGCCGTTTTGGTAAGAAACTTTCGTTTAAACTCTCCGATAATAGCGGCAAGAATAGGCTCTAATGTGTTGTTATAATAATTTAACATAGTTGCCTCGTCAGCGGTTCCGTTAAAAACCGATGGAGCCAAACCAAGCTGATTATAGAGCTGTTCTTGCAAATATTTAACCTGTTCGAGAATGTTGTTCTCTAACGGTCTGCCGATTTGGATAATCTTTTCAGTACCGTCAGTGTAAGCAATACCAAATTTGGAATCAGTAAGCTGCTTTTCAATGTCAGCACGACGATTTTCAGCCTGCTGTCGTCTGGCTTCTGTCTTAACAACATACGGTAACTGAATAATCATGTTGAGTTTGCCGGAACCGATTTCCTCATCGATATTGTCGAGCAACGCAAGCTTACGAATAAGTCTCTGAGCAGTTGAGTTCGGTTCATTCATAATTGAATAGAACGGGTTCTCGATGATTGCTACTTTTGACTTAGGCAAGATAAGCTCTTCTCGTCTTCCGGTTCGGTCATTGTACAAACGAACCCTAACATGGTCGGGATACCATTCCAGAATCTTAGCAGTTCGCATTGAGATAATATCGAAGGCATTGCTCTTTCTAAGGTTAATGTCTGCATCGACAGGAACGACAGCGATACATCCTTCATCGAACATAGACATAACAATATCTTGAACAAATGCTCGGGCGGTCTGGTCTTTATTAGCTTCGAGTGTCAGACATTCGTTTAGATACGAACGCATTGGTTCCTTGTAACGATTATTGGAATCAACTCTGGCGTGCATAAGATTAACTGCTGCAACATCAACTGCAATTCGATTGTACACAGTAGTAATTATGCTTCGCTCGTTTCCGCATCGCAGGCGAACTCTGTCTGGTCGAATAGAAGACACCATCCCTTCAGGTCTGATATATTCGTCCGCCGGAGCGCGTTCGTTGAATGCGTTCCAAGCATTCTTAAACTTTGTTATAATATTAGCCATTTTGAATTTAGCTCCTTACATAAACGTGTCCTTGTTAAGCTTATATGCGACATAAGCGTCCATCATAGCAGACACATTATCGATTTTTTCGCTATGCCTTTTCTTAAGAAGTTTGCGGTTACCGTTGGTATCTTCCAAAGTAATGCAGTTTCCCATGCAGAAAGACATAAGCTCTTGGTCGAACAGCAGAAGTCGGTCTTCGGACATATCCTTAAGTTCGCCGAGAGGTACCGATTCTGTCTTAGCTCCCTGAATAACCTTGCATACTCCGAACTCGCCATTCTCCGTGACCCATCTGTCGACAAATTCCTTCGCGTTGTATGGGTCATAGCCGAAACAGCACACATCGTACTCTTTTTCGGCGATGTATTGGTCTAGGTCATCGTATACAACGTTCATGTCGATTACAGAACCTTCCAGAACAATGAGACTTCCTTCTGAGATGAACTGGTCGTACTTGAACCGCATTGCGCCAGACAGTTTTCCATATGTTCTGGACGAGATATAGCTTCGAACCTTAATTCCAAAGCAACCGTTTTGTAATGGGAACAGGAAAGTAAACGCACAGAAGTCGTCGCCTTGCGACATATCGGCTCCTAACGAACAAAGCATGCCATTGTATTCTTTACATCTATGAGGTAGTGTCTCTTCATAAGTAAAGAAGTATGTGTAGCCTTCCATAGGAATACCAAAACGTTTAGCAAGTATGTCGTTTCTTGTTGCGGGAGCTTTCTCTGCTCTCTCTACATCGAGTTGATAAGTTTCATAGGTTACTGTCTGTCCTAAATTCGGATTTGCCTTAAGCCATGTTGACGGGTCGGCGACTTCTTTCACGTCATCTAGCTTGTACCACCAGATAGAAACGTGAGGATTGAAATACTCACCTTTTAAGATGTCCATCAATTCCATTTTGATTGTGTCGCCAGCACCATTTCGAACAGTTCCCTCAGACGACGTAGCAACTATAAGATAGTCGTCCATCTTCGAGGCACCCTGTTCTATTGCACCTATTACATCTTCCCGTATATCGCCAGAAAGCCACTCGTCTACCGTTGAAATCTTAGGACGTAAACCCTGAAGTTTGTCAATAGACATCGGAAGAGCATTGAATAATGAATTAGTAAGGAAGTTTTCAATGCCTTTTTTGGTTGAAGATAACTTCATTCTGTTTGCTTTCGAGCCTGTTGTGTTCTGTAGAGAACCTTCTGTTAAAAACTGGAATAATGGTCCTCTGGCACGGGTGATAGCGGTTCTTAACGGTGACATTGTTTCGTCGGATTGTCTCAAAGTCGGAGCAACCACGATCTGGTGAGTTGTGGATGTGTCGACTGTCATATAGAATGCGTGAATGCATTCGAGATACATGGATTTAGCGGCTCCTCTGGCAACGATAAGATACTGCTTGTTAATCAGACGTTTCTTAATCATCCTCTTAACGTATCGTCCGCCTCGTCCGTTAGGATTTGGTTTATAGACTTGTCGTTCGATGAAGTAATACCAGCCATAAATCTCTTCAGCCCATAATTTAAATGAATCCAGTAGGGTTAGGTCAGTCCCGTCAGTTAGAGTAAGTTCATTCTCACAGAATTTTATGAAACCTTCTACTGCATCATCATCGAAGTAATATTCCGGATTCTCGATTAGATAATCTATGCGATTCATTTCCATAGAAATGGTTTCGCACACCGGAATTTCTCCTCTCAAAACCCTATCCCGAAACTGGGCATAGTATTTCGGTGTTACTGTGTTGGAGAGCATCAGGAATACATTCTAATGAAACCGTCCCAATCCAAGTCGTCTACATTTACTGTATTCATGCTGTTGTTAGCGGCTCTGAGTCTGCTATAGTCAGTAAGATTAAAAACGGTTTGCGAGCCGGCCTCATAGATTCGAGGGGTGTTCTGGTTCTGGTTCTGGTTCTGGTTCTGGTTCTGGTTCTGGTTCTGGTTCTGGTTCTGGTTCTGGTTCTGGTTCTGGTTCTGGTTCTGGTTCTGGTTCTGGTTCTGGTTCTGGTTCTCTTTTTTCTTACTGTCACCCAACGGAACTAACCTGAACTTCTCTTTGCCAGCGATCGTATTAGCTATTTTTGCGAATGTGTTATAAGCAGTTGCGCCTTTGGTAGCCATGTCGTTGACTCTGGATACATTATTCGCAAACTTTGAACCTTTATCTAATAACGACTCTTTTTTCTGTGGAGAAGCGCCATCAATTTTCGAAATGTAGTTGTTAATGTTCTTTTCTAGTTTGAGGCGCGTTTCAGCCATTATCAAATCTTCATTAGTAAGAGCATGACGATTCTTATAGATAAGGTTTGCATCACCAGACATGACAATTTTCTTTCGCTCTGTTTCGCTTTTTTCTATCTTCTTTTCCTGCTTACGGGTTTCTTTCTTTTCTTTCCATTTTGAAATTCGCTCTCGCAAACTTCCGTATCTCTTTCTTCCTTCTGGAGTAAGAGAGCCGTCTCGGTATTGCCAGCGTCTAATGCCCCAGTGCATTCCGGTAATACCATGATGAGTTAATTCATCATCGGTCTCTACTTTCCTGATTCCATAGTTCATATGTGTCACCACACTTTCGTATCATTTGGCTTACGTTCGGATAAGCCGGAGATTTTTAAATAATCGGCAGTACCGTAGTGTATAGCCTGATGAGTTTCGAAACTCACACAAACCAGATTGTCCAAATTAAACAGTTTGTTTGTGTTATTCGAGAAGTCATCAACTGTAATTGGATTTATATGATGTATATAGACCTTATTGCCTATCAGAAACTCTGGAACAGCTAAGTCGCAACTCTCGTCCCTGATGATTACTCTGTTTCGGACATCTTTCCATTCTTTGCTTCGATAGAAATTTTGGTTAATCCATCTGTCTGCACCGAATGTGTCCAATCCTACGCCACCGTGAAGTTTTAGATACTCAAATCTCTCTTCGAACGTCTTTAGATAAGACATTTCGTGATAGGATTTAGTAGTAGCCATCGTCTTCATCTTCTTCGCGGTTTGGTTTACCGGAATAAGCTCGCATAGCGTCGATAGCTCTAGAATATAACTCCTCGACTCGCTTAGCAGAGTTCATCATTTCGGTCTTGGCTTGCAAAAGTTCCTTGTGTTCTTCCATTATCTCCCTTTCGAGTTTTTCTTTCGTTGAACCGAGTTTGAGATAGTGGCAGATTACCTGCGACGATGCCGTTCCGTCTCGTAATTGGCGTTCGGCTCTGTCTACAGCGAGTGAAATCATCTGATTCTCTCGCTCTTCCATAGACTTCGCAGGAGAAAACTCACGGTCTATATAGTCTTTTGAAGGCTTCTTCATTTGTTATCACCTATTTCTTAATACATCGGCAGAGTTTCCTAATGCTTTCTAGCTGGTATTGTGCGATCGAACGAGTGGGGAGAACCGGTTACATCATGAAATGGAGGGTGACAAACCATGAGAATATCAATACCAGCTAGAAAGCATTAGGAAAAACACCCCGCCGGGGAAAATATCAAGAGGGGCGGCGATGCAGGAGGGGTTGTCGGTTTTCTACCCCCCCCTATGGGTTCGAATAGGGATTGATGGGGTTTTATGTGAAAAAGCTGTTTTTTTTCTCATTTTCTATTATATATAAAATTATTTTTTTTTATAAAATATAGAAAAAAAAACAACAAAACATCAGGAATGGCTATTTTGCGTGGTTTTTTGATGTTAAAAACGTGTTTAAAAACAACATAAAAATCACATAAAAACAACATTTTCCACATTTTTGACTATTTTTAGCCTTGAAAACGCCGTTTCGACTGCAACTTTTCATCACGAAAACCACACAAAATAACATTTATCACATAAAAAACAACATCAAGTTTCTTCGTAAACTTTATGATAAACTTGAGGTTCGAACCCAATAATCGAATCCATCGCCGCTTCATACATCTTGTCTTCAAAGTTACCAAAATCCTCAGAACTTCTCGGACATAATCTGTCTAAATAAGATAACGTGTTGTATCCAGCGTGCGTATCCCAAGAGAACCACGCTTGAAAGTCCTTGAAAGGGTTAAACGGATTGTCAAATGTCGTTAACATTACGTCTCTCATACTTGATTCAAACCTCCTTTACTCTAAATATTTCAAGACCGTGCTGGTCGATATTCCAAGTGCATCAGCTATGTCGGCTTGACTATGACCGGCAGCATACATTGCTTGAATCCTTGAAATTCTAGCCTCCGAAAGTCCGCTTGACTGTCTAGGCATAGCAAGTTCCTTGACTCTATCCGCGTCAGCCTTGCGAAGTATACGATCAAGTTCGGTCTTTGTAACAGCACCGGCTTGAATTGCTTCCCATTCCTTGTCCGTTATCTGGAAATCATATCTTGACGCACCAACATTATCACGGGCATTACGTAAAGCCTGTGCCTTGAACTTCTTCAAGTCTTCCTTATTGTCAGAAGATTTAAGAGCAGGGTTATCCTCTAGTTTCTGAGCCACCACAGTATTCGCAATAGCTTGAGCCTTACGTTCAAGAGGGGCATTCTTATATGCTTTGTCAACCTTATCTTTAAGGGAAGTGACCTCTTTCTCATAAGTCTTAGCTGCAACCTTGGATGATTCAAACTTAGGTACGGACAAAGACTCTTTACGAGCTTGATTTCCCAAAGCCTTCATGTTATTAGCAAAGTCTGCATAAATGTTTTCCATCTCTGAGCCACTCGAAAGTTCTCTTGCGTCCTTGACAGTCATCATTCTATCGACTTTCTCCTGAGCCTTGACGTACTGACCCGTCTTTGAATCGTAATATGTTCTGTTTGAATTAACCCACTTCTTTTCACCAGTGTCCTCATCGATTGTAAAGCGCTTACGTTCGTCGATTCTTGCTTCAGCAGTAGCTTGAGACAGCAAAGTGCTTGCGCCACCAACATGACCATCGGGACGTTTCTGATACTTTTCTTTGAGACCTTGAATGTCGAAGTCGGCGAAAGCTTGTTTGTAGTCATATTCATGCTTATAGGCATCGATGGCAACCATCGAATACTTGACCGCGCGAACGATCTCATCGTCCGTAAACTGCTTGTCAGACGCATACATATCAGTAATCAAATTTGTTATTTCTCCCATCAGTTTACCGGAGTCAGATTTTTTCTTCAATTTCCTTGAAGGATCTGATGTTGTGTAAACGCCGGGGTCAAACTCCTGAAGTTCCTTGAACGGGCTTCTCGTGTTAATCTTCTGACCTTTAGTCGGAATTACAAGCACCGTATCACCGTCGAAGTCCGCGCCTGACAATTGAGTAGCAACTTTAGGATGGATGGCGATTGCGTCAAGCGCAGTCTTTGTATCGTTACCAGACGTCATTCGTTTAGATTCCTCATGCTTGTTGTCAACAATAAGTCTTGGGATTTCAAACGTTCCCGTATGAGGATAACGAATCAGAATTACTTCTTCACCGTTCCTATAATTAGGTGCGTACACATGATTTTCCTTGAGAGTAGGGTCTGGGAGGATTACGTGAGAGGCTTGACGAGGCATTGCGGCACCTCGAAGTTCGCAAGCGTCAGTATCGCATTGGTCACCAAATTCAAGCAACATCTTTTTCTTGACTACTGGGTTTGTGATTCTTTGAATCTCAGCCAGTTCATCCTGATGTTCCTTGAAAGCAAGACCTAACTGTTGCTTAGCAAGTTCAGGAGACTGTTTTGAAAGCATCTGAGACGCCAAAGTCTTTCTCCAGTCGCCCCATTGTCCTTCCTCGTTGACAATGTTCAAGGCTCCTTCATGTTTCTTGCCTTTCTCGTCAACCCAGTCATTCTGACGGTTAATTGACGCGCCAAAAGGATCATCAAGGTCTACGGTTTTTCCGTCTGCTAAAGTGTTCTGTTTCTTCAGTGCGCCAAGTTTGCCCTTCTCGATTGATTTGTTCGAGTTTACACGAATGTCAATGCCTTCAGGCAGGTTCTCATTATACACAGCCATTCCTTTAATGTAATGAGTCCCGTCGACAGCAATTCGAACCTGAGCGTATCGGCTTGCCCCCATGTCGAGTTCCTTGATACCCGGACGAATCTCAACCAATCCGTCCCTTAAAGTGCCGCCTTCTTCGGCAAACACAACCTGAACACGCTTTGAGTCAATGTTTTTCGGATGGTGAATAGCTTCAACCGTCTGTCCATGATTCTTGGTGTATTCTGTTGGCATCTGAATCTTGTCTTTGTTGTCAAGAGCCTCTTTCCAAGTTGTGCCCGGAGGACAGAGAATATGGAAAGTTGTCTTCTGATTCGGATTAGACACCTGAGGAACTTTGAAATCGTGAATCTCATACCCTTTGTCGAGAAGCATTCGTTCTGAAACAGACAAAGAATCCTTGGACACGCCTAAGAATCTTTCAATGCCCTCGCCGAGGTCGACATATCCTTTTTCTTTAACTGCTTTCTCAAGAATATTGGTTACATTGGAATACTTGGTTGCGGAACGTTTATAAGAATCTGAAAGCCACGTTCTCACTGTATGCTCGTCAACACCAAGCTCTTTGCCAATAGCAACATTGCTTAAACCGCGTTCCTTGAGTCGTTCGGCACGAGCGATATTAGCTTGCTTGTAAATTTCTTTACTGATAGCCATTCGCTTTCTCAGGTCTCGTACATTCATGTTAAAGCCATCCGCGATTTCTACATCACTTAGCCCTTTCTTACGCAGTTCCCCGACACGTTCAATAAATGCCTTGGAACGCTGAGGCTTCTTACCTGAACCCCAAGGATATCGACCTGAATGTCGTGGAGTTCCATAGTGCATCAGCTTTTCGTCATGCCAGTCAGGTTCAACAACCAATTTGCCTTCGCCACATATCCTTGAAAGCCAATCGTCTTTAGGCATCGCTTATTCCTCCTTTAGCGATTCGATCACTTCATCAAATCGCTGAATTTTATTCATGATGTATAGCACATCCTTGAAATCGGGCTTCTCGACCATAATGTCATTGTTCTGATAGATTCGAAGCTCGATGTCTATATCTTTGGGTTCAATGCCGTAGTCAAGGCAGAACAAAGCGGAATAGATTTCGAGCTGTTTCATTGATGCAGGAGTGACTCCTGTTTTGAGGTCGTGAATACGTAGCAGGTCGTTTCTGAAACTGATGGCATCACAAGTGCCAAAACAATTCCTTGAATAATAGAGAACCTGTTCAGGTGTCATCTTGTATCCGACTGCGTCATTCACATACTGGTTTAAAGTTTTCTTTGACTTCGGCAAGTTCTGACTATGTCTGATTAACTGCGCCGCAAGTTCATGCAATTCCGTGCCCTTTAGAGTAGCCTGAAAAGAATTATATGACTGGACAAGTTTGTCTTCGTCATAGTTAATCCAGTGATACTTACTTGCTCCTAAAAACGCGTGCTGGCTTTCAAGATTAGTGTATTTCTTGAATTTCATATAATCGCCTCCTTTGAAAAGTAAGACTAGCGGTTAAGCCAGTCTTTTGTTTGCGTCATCCAACCATCTGTTACTTTCATGTCTAGCGAATTCAATTGCGTTGCGCAATTCGTATGCTCTGTAAGAAGTTGTCCATCCGTCTTGAGTCTGAAGGTTGTAATAGCGTTTTTTAAAACGTTCATACATTCTTCTGTATCTCAGATACAGACAATAATCTTCTACATAATCAACAAATTTTTCAAACATAATAAATTCCTCCTTGAAATATAATGTGGATTTCTTTCCATTATACAAGTGGTAATTTACGCCGAATGAAAATATAATGGAAGTGGTACAAGTACCCTTCCATTATAAGGATGGTAGAAATTACGAAACAAATTATTTTCGTTTTCCTTTAAATATCTGTTCAACCTCGAATAAGACGTCTGATTTGTTCTCTGGAAATATAAACGACGCGTAAGACATCTCGTTAAGTTTATTCACGTAATATTTCTGGTTTGGTCTGGTCGGCGCGTGCTGGTCTTTCTTGACTTCCAAAGCGACCCATTTATCATGGCATAGAATAATCAAATCAGGAACTCCTTGAATATAGTTCGGGTCGTTCTTGAGTACAATACATGATGGAAATCTGGTTTTGATTTCATGTATCAGGTCGGACTGAAATTTAGATTCTAACATTGTTAACACTCCTTTACAAATACCAATAAAACTAAGAGAGCCGGTATAAAATACCAAGCTCTCTTGTTGTTTACTTTTCGGATTTGTATAATAAGAATAATCCATAAATCGGGGTAAGCCAAATCGCTAATGCAACGATTGCTTCCCAATCAAAAAATTCGTACATAATATCACCTCCATTATACAGGCGGTAATTTACGCCGAATTAAAATGTCAAGAAGTGGTACAAGTACCCTTCCATTATAAGGATGGTAGAAATTACGAAACAAATTATTTACCTTGAAAAAAAAAGAATCGTGGAGGATTTGAACCTCACCTCTGTTAATGCAGTGTTCTCCCAATTTAAACTACCTTTCTTTCCATTATACAGATGGCAAAATACTCCGAGGAAGAAAAGAGAAATGCCCAGTAAAACTGAGCGAATCTCTTTTTAGAATCTGAATAATAATTTGAAAATAGATACTATCTTGAGAATTCCATATATTATACTATATAATACTAGTTGCGTAACAGTAATTGCCAAGTAAGCAAATATATTTCCGCCACTGTGTCTTACAGCCTGTTCATGAAATTTCTCAATAGTTTCGTAATTTTTCATCATTTTTATCACCTCCATTATACAAGTGGTAACTACTTCGAAGGCAAAAGAAAAACCCACGGTAAAATACCGCAGGTTTCCTTGAAATCATTTATAGGTTTCATTAAAGATTTCTTTGTATATTACTTTCATAACACATAATAGTTCGTTGCAAACGCCCTTTATATTTATAATCGAATAAAATCTTATCACGAGTTTCCAATATAATTTTAAAACGTTATTTGTCTTATATATCATACGCTCTATATAAGATACGAATATTATACAAAGTACAATTGACACTTCTATTATGATTGTAAAAAGTAATAATTTTAATATTAACATTTTTATCACCTCCATTATACAAGTGGTAATTAAATCGATTCCAAAAGTCAAACAGTTCGGTGACCAGTGCTATAAAAAGCATTCCATAAAATATCAATTCGAAAAGGTTTGTGCTGTCTTTAAACCAAGAACCTACCAAGAAATACCATTCGAATAGAGTGAACAGACTTTTAAAAACTATAAGTCCTATGTCAATTGTCAAATATAAACAATAGTGTTTCATGCCTGAAATTCCTCCTTATTCATTCGGTTATGTGAAAATGTTGTTTTTTTTCTCATTTTCTATTATATATTAAAAATTTTATTTTATATTAATATAGAAAAATTTTTAACAAAACAACATAAATGTCAAAAAATGGCTATATATCGCGAAAAAATCGATGTGATTTTTGAAAAATTTTTCACATAAAAATCACATAAAAACAACATTTTCACACAATTTTCGCATTTTGTTCACAATTTGTTCACATTTTAAAGGATTTATGTTGAAAATTTTTCACATAAAAACAACATAAATATCAATAAAAAAAAATACCCGGAACTCCAATCCGAGTCCTCCGCAACCTGACCAGCCGTAGCCAAATCAGACCCCGGTATGCTAGCGCATACAACATATTTCCATTATATGAACGGTAAAACACTCCGAAGACAAAAGAAAAAGCCCCGGTAAAAACCAGAGCGATTTCTTGATTTAGTCTACATTATAGTATGTTGCAAAATATTGTGTCATGTATAAACATAATGACTTTTTTATATACCGATACTTAAGAATATCGTTTCCAAATAGCATCATGCCCAAGATATATTTCATAACTCCGAAGCTTCCTTCGTTGTTATATATTACCTGAACTTTCATGACTGCTATTCTGTATATAGTAGTTTCTTTAATTAAGTTAAAACGGCATAAAAAATCCAAAATGCTTAGAATTACATGAGTCATAATTTTTTTCAACATTCTAATCACCTCCTCCATTATAGAGGCGGTAGTTATTTCGATTTATCATTTAAAACAATTCCAATTAGTCCGACTGGGATTATTACGACGCTTGACAGTAATATGAAATAAGATATATATGGGTGTTCGGTAATGACTAATCCAGTAGCGCCTAAAATAAACACCAATAGTCCAATTACCATTAAAGCTACATATTTTTTCATATTAATCCTCCTTGTTCAAATTACTCAAATCAGCATCTCTATCTACCTTGAATATTACCTCATTATAATTAATGATATTAAGAGGCTCACCATCGAATACAATCCTCATGGCAGGAACGTCATAATTCTTACGATCATACTGAATAGTCCCCTTGACTGGGGGATTCTTATGTTTATCTTCAGGAACCCAATACACATAAGAGACCAGGACAAAACATCCACATATGGGTCGTATCTCATTCTCGTATCCCATGACCGCGCAGATTATAAGTGCAACCAATAATCCTACCATAGCAACTATATACCTATGCGTTCTTGTCATTTAATAATTCCTCCTTGAAAAAGCTAAAAGCCACGGTAAAATACCGCAGCTTTTAGCTGTTAATTAGTCATCCTCATATTCAGTTTCAATGTAAATTTTTTTCCACTCTTCGAATGTTAATATAGGTTCACTATCTTCACGCTGGCCCTCGAATATACGTAAATATTCCTCGTACCAGTGTTTGCACCAATCATCTTCGTCATAGTTGTTCACATTGATCACCTCCTTTCCATTATACAAGTGGTGAACTTGTCGAGAAAAAGTAGAACCCACGGTAAAATACCGCAGGTTCCTTGAGCGATTGTCTTATTTTCTGCCAATAAGTTTTGTCACGAATTTAATTGCCGTAGATCGAACGACATGCCTTTCTTCCCAAATAAGAATCAATACCACTTGCAGCAACGCCATCAATCCATTAAACAGGACGTCCAAACATAAGCCTTTCTTCTGATTTTCTCTAACTTTAGCGTTCGCTTCTGTTAATTTTGTCAGAGTCTCAGCCATTTCTTTATAGTCGTCTGATGTTTCATCGAAATTCTTCATCCTTTCTGCAAGTTCATCAATTCTCCTTTCTATGGGATTTCTCTTGTCTTTCTTTACGAATAAACCTTTAATCCATGCCTTTATTTCTTTTAGCATGATAATCACCTCCGTTATAGTCATGGCGGATTACTCGAGGCATACCCAATTCATGAATATGCCATAAGATTCTAATAACTTTACATTGTGTGTTATAATCTTTCTCAAACACTCTGTGTCACGCATATGAGAGAACATCGAGCAAGTGCTGACGTCTCTCATATATTCGTTGATGAGTCTTGAGGTAACCTGCCGAATATCTTGAATACTCATTTTGCACCTCCAAAACTCGGGCAGCCCCACATAAATTTCTTGGATTTAGGCAGGAAATACATGTGTTTAAGACCGTACTGCTTGCATACAGCCTCTTCGACGATGCATCCCCTAGCCATATTGTATTTGGGCGCAAAGATAACCAATTCTGCATCTCTCATAAGCTGAATCGAACCTCCGAGCATCCAGATACGACCTTTAGCAATGTCTTCCGGAGATTTGGTAAACGAGTCAATTACTTCCAGAGTTTCTCCATAAATTTCCTCATAAATCTCCACGATTTCTCTACGTTCCTTGAGAATCTCTTCGTCAGAACGTCCGTTCATAGGTTGGCTGATAAATACTTTCATAATAATTTCCTCCTTAGTAAACTACTTGACATTATTTACAGAAATAGAATCAGCGTACATCGCCTTGATTCCTTCTGCTTAAACAGCATTACACCGGCAGCTAACAAACCATCTTCTCTTTTGGGCAGACCAATAGATTTCTAATTCCTTGACCAACGGGTACATCATATGAATCTCGCTAGAATTAGGAACAGTATCTACTTCTATAATGGTATCTCGTCTTTCTATCATATTTTTCCCTCCATTCTTTTACGTTTTCAGAATACTTTTTGTTATAATGAAAAAACACCTTAAATTCGCCGACAACCTGCTGTCTGTTCCACCAAATGGGTCCAATTTTCTCAAAGTCATCAACCACTATTCCAACGTTTTTAGTTAACTCCATTATCCTTCTTCCTACTGCGAAACCGATAGTTAAACGTATTACAGCCATGTCGTAAATCATCATAATATTCTCCTTATGTTTATATTTTTGTTGAAATTACTTTTTAACATAATACGAACCGCTTTGTCTAATGCCGATAAGTCAGCATGAATTTCAATGCTAATGACACGGTCTCCATTCCAAATATGCCAGAAAGGACTGTCATAATTCTTGAGAAAAGCACAAATTTCTTCAGAATCATCCCAGATATTTCCAGCAATGTTAAGGTCAATGTCACTATTTGCATAGTCGTCAATAATTTTGTCATATTCTTTCAATAATGCCACCATTCTCTCTTCATACGGTCATATTTTTCCCTCCATTCCTTGACTATTTCGGCGTCTTCCTTGCGGTAGTGGAAATATACCTTAAAGTCGGTAGCGACAACACGAAGCTTACGTTGTCTGTCCCAAATAGCACGAAACGTTTTAACATCATCTACCGCTACTCCGGAACAGTTGCATTTAGCCATAATTTTTCTCATTCCGGCAAAGGTACCTTCCACACGTATGATAGCTACATCATAAATCATAATCCTTTAATCTCCTTCACGTTAACAAGATTCTGAAAATCAATGGATTCTTCGACCATAATATTGCAAATTGGGCACGGAATAGCAGCTTTCTCTGCCACCTGATCCTTAAAATACAGTTTAGCTTCAGATAAAGTGAACGCAAAACGTGTGTTGCAGTTTAAACAAACCGTCTCAATGCCGTATTCGCTGTGCGAAAACCCTTTACTAATTACTTTTATCATATCTTTCACCTCAATTTCTGAATTTGCTTTCGAGAAGCAGTCTAACAGCCCTGTCGACAGCCTCTTTAAAGTGCTCCTGAGCCCATTTTTTGTCCAAATCCGACAAAATTGCGTGAATTTCAATGTTAATTTTGTTATATCCATCCCAAATATGCCAAAATGGAGCTCCGTAAGTCTCAAGAAACTCGTAAATATCTTCTTCTCCGTCCCAAATATCGTTAGCAATGTTTGAAATTTTCTGCAAATTATCATGAGAAAACTTAAATTTCTTGTCAAGCATTGCTTCTGACGGGTCATAAGAATATTCAAACATAAAGTACCTCCTTTAAAAATATAAATAAAATTAAGAGGAGCGGCTGTTAAGCCAACTCCTCCTCTTCAGATTCTTTTCTCGACAAAATTTTATACAGCTTTTTTTGCAAAAGCTCTGTTTCTTTTTGGATTTCGATAACATCATTTAGCGCTTCGAGAACGTCTTCCTCTTTGCCAAATTGGAATTTCTCGTTTCCGAGCATTCCATCTACGGTCATAAGTTTTTGTTCAGCGTCTATCGACGCAATTAATGCCAATCTAATCCATCTAGTAGTGTCTTTCATAATAAAAACTCCTTTAAAATATAATGTGAGATTTCTCACATTATAGAGGTGGCAAAATTATCGAACGAATGACGATTCATTGAATTTCTTTTTCTGACTCAAAGCCCTTGAAATAGCCTGATCTATGCCAGACGCAGACCTGAATTCATAATAATATAGGTTCTTATATGGTGTGTTAAGTCTGTCTATTCGTCCTGCTGCCTGCGTCATCACCTTGTACGAATAATTCAGACTATAGAATACCATCGTGTCAGTGGTTATGCAGTTCCATCCCTCTGCGCCAGCTGTATATTGAACTAAATATATCCATGAATTGCTTCTCGGTACCGGTTCGTGTTTTTCGCCGTTCCATTCGGCAAATCGTATTCCTTGACGTTTACATAAATCACGCAGAATATCAAGCTCGTATACGAAATTGTAAAACACGATAACTTTTTGTTTCTTTTTCCAAATATCAATCAAAGCGTGCTGTCTAGAAATGTCGCTGTTGACCACTTTTCTCAAACAAAAGCATAGTTCGGCAGCGTTTATTATAGGCTCGTCCTTGAATATATTCCATCTATCGCGCATGATTCTCTTATATGATTCGTGGTCGTATTGACATAGAATCTTCTCTCGAAAAGATTTTGTCGGTCGAATAAAATCCATATCGACAAGTATCATTTTCTTGAATCTGAGAAGCCTGCCTTCTTCGAGATACTTATCTATTTTAGGATACTTAGAAAACCTTGAATAAACACAATGCCTGCGAGTAAATTCAGTTTTATTTTTGTAGAAACCATTTGCCACAAAAACCGGTATATAATCGCTCCATGTATCACCTGGAGTAGCCGATAGTAAAATCCAGTCGTTGTTCTTTGTTATCTTGAGAAAAGCATTAACCCAAGCACCTGAACCAACAACTCGTTGTTCATCAAATATAAAGAAAGCGTCTTTAATATTGACATATTTCTTTATGTTGTTCCATGAGTCTATGACAAAGTCATGGTTATATACTTTGGATTCTTCATGGCAGGATATCAATAATTTAGCAGCATCTGTTTCCCATTCTCCAGAATCACGTTTGTGAGCGGTCGTGATTATATACAAATCTTTAGGTTTAGCCATTCTTGAAAATGGGTCTAATCTCCCACCGCAAACCTTATGATAGTATGCTAGAGAGGTCAGTGACTTACCACTGCCGACCCCACCGCATAGGATGGAGCCGGTTTTGATCTTGTCTACAGCATCTAGCTGATAGTCGTAGAGTTTAATCATTAGTATGCCAACAAATTTCAGTGCATTTCGGGCAGGGATAGTATTTGTATACAGTAGCCTCGAGTGCACCTTCTCCGTCAAATGCAATTTTACATTTATCGCTTGGCACATCGAAACGCATTTTACAGTTATTGCAGTAAAATTCTGTCTTGTCATCGATTTTCTTTTCCGAATCCTTGACTAAATCGATAGAATCCACGATTTCATTAATCTTTTTTTCGAGATTATGAATGTCGGTTTTCAGTGATTCAACCCGCAGACGGTATTCAGCGAGCTTAACGGAATAATGAACATATTCCCTGATTTCTTCGCAATTCAAAAGGTCTGCCACGTCGTATTTCTTCAGTTTTTTTTGGTATTCGTTTTTATACGAACAATCACAACACCATCTCGCCGTCGAACAACCCTTGCATGGATTACTGTTGTGTACGAGAAAGTTAATATACAATTCCAGAGTAACTTTCTCTTTGTCAGTTAAAGTAAGTTTTGGCATAAATATCAAACCTCCTCAATAGCTTTCCGGCAGATGGCATGGCACGCCGGGCAATCACTGACATAGCAAAGACCTGTTTCAAAAGGCTGTTCAGGCGGCAAAAACGACTTTTTTACACCGAATTCGCACCCGCAGCTGCAGTGGAACAGTACAATTGGTTCGCCTTTGTCGATAATTTTTCCTCTTATAAAAGCCTGAACCTTATCATACTCTTCCACGGAAGTAGTTTCGAAAGTGATTTTGTAGCCGTCTTCGCTTGATTCTGAGTGGAATCCGTGAATCAAAGGTCTGCTTCCGACAATGTTAAATTCGCACCATTGCATAAATTCTGCAAAGTCTAATCGATACGCCCAGCCGCTATCGACCGACATATTGACATAGAAATCGTCATCGAATTCGTCGTTTGGATATATAACGTTAACTTCTGCATTTGCATCAGAAGTATATTCAAGAATTTTGGCTTTGACCTGCTCACAGGACCAGTAGCCATTGTTAGTGAGACCGAAACCAATTTTAACTTTACCTTTGTTCATGTTTTTCTCCTCCAAAACATCACTTACAAATTTCTTGCAATAGGGAAAGCGAACAGCATCCGAAGCTTTGTCCGGGTCAGGCTCCTTGAAAGAAACTGCGGAGCAGTCGAATTCCTTGTCGATATAATTGCACAGCTCATCGAAACTGATGATGTCAGGGTCGTACTCAATATCAATAAATGTCGTATGGGCCACATTGAGACTTGGCTCTGGAATAATATCAGCAGGCAGAATAGAAATAGGAGACCACACATTTATGTTATCCATATCGTCGGAAGCCCAAATAAAGTCATCGATAAACGATTGCTTAATCTTCTCATCAGACAAACGAGTTTCAATCTTGAAAGTTACTTTAATATCCATAATAAAATCCTCCTTAAAGTGTTTTGAAAGCGTTGATGTGAGCTTTACTTACCGTCGCAATATAACTGCTGCAACTCTTGCAGATAATGTATACCAGATAAAGCAACCACCTCTTCCGTCTGATGAATACTGCAGTAGCGTTTGTTTGTGTTGATGTCGAAAATCGTCCCTTTAGCAATACCACCACATTTCATACAGACGAACAACTCACAACGAGGAGCAATAGGCTGTTTATATTTTACTTTAGATTTAATCGTTTTCATTATAGCAAACCTCCTTGAATTATGCATCTAAATTATTGCAGCAGGCACATTCTGGACAGGTATGTTCGACATTCCTTAATTCGTCTACGTCTAACCGACTGAGAATGGTGAGCTGAAAAAGAACAGCCCACGCCTCGTTTTCACTTTTTGGTTTCCTTATTTTCACAACTGACCATCCGCATTTCGGGCATTTTGCGCCTTCAGAATCATATGTCGGTTTGTCGACAAAATTCTTGCAACAATAGCAGTAATAAAATTTCTTAACTACTCTGGATTTGATTCTTTTCATCATACAGTTCCTCCTTTTCTAACTTGAACGTAAGTTTGGATACTGGCACATTATATGCTTTACATAATGGACAATTACACGAATCAGTTAATTCGAGATATGAGTTAAAGCAGGTTCTACATAAAAATTCGTATAGCACCACAGTGCCATCTTTTTGCATGGATTATCACCTCCTTTAAAAAGTTCGAGGCACGGTCAAATAAACCAATGCCTCTTGAATAATTAGGTGTTATAAAATTTCCATGCTAATAACGTCGCTTTAATAGCAAATTTGTAGCATTCCGGATAACGTTTGAGTAACTTAAACTCATAGATGTCAGCATTCAAACACTTGACAACATCACTAAAATCCACTCCCTTTAAGTAATCTTCACCACATACGCGAATGAAATTATAGTAACTATTAAAATCAAATTTCTTATGCTTAATCATAAACTCTGCTATCGGAAGCATAATATGTGCTTTAAGCCTTCTAGCTATTTTTTTCAACATAATAATCACCTCCATTATAGAGGCGGTAAAATATGCGAATTAGAACGGCAATTCCCAACGGTTATCTCCGATGTCGGAATTGCAGAAGTCGTCTACCGATAACACGTAAGGTTCGATGGTTGCCACTGCTTCGTCTACCAGAGATGCATAGTATGAAATATCAATCATGTCTTCCATACCCAATTTCTGAACAGTCTCAGCTTCGAGCCATCTGTATCCTTTAGTCCCGACGACAGCATCGTACTTTTCTCCGTTGATACGAACTAAACGTCCGCCACCAGAGCCTTCCTTAACAGGGCAATACAAACCAGTTCTACCAACGAATTTATAGTTGTGTTCTCCCTCTGGTAAATTCTCGTTCATATCGAGATACATTGCAGTTTTGACATTCTTCGTTTCGCACATATCCTTGAATTCGATGTTTTCTTTAGAGAATAATGTTTTAAATACAAATGGAACCTGAAATTGAGTTCCTGTGGCAGTCCATTTTCCATCTGGATACCGTGCAATGTATACAGCGTCGTTCACAAGACAGATGCGTTCGTAAGTCGCTTCATGCTCGAACGTGTATCCATATCGCTTACCAAAATCCATGACGAATTGAATGATTTCTGGGGTTGCGTCGGGAATCTTGATGCTGTCAGTTTTGATATGAGCAACCTTGAACCCCTTCTCCTGCACAGCAAACAGCAAGTCAATCATAAACAAAGCTCCACGTTTCGCAACAATATTGTCCTTATTACGCAAATCACGGAATGGATTCTCGAATTTGGCAGCGGTAAGACCATACACAGAATTAATAGCAATTTTTAAAGCCTGAGCAAGCATCTTAGACTTATTCTCATCGTCGAGGAACTTAGCAAGTTTTCCATCGAACATCTTTTTGGCAGCGTCGAAATCCTTATGTTTTACAAGAATTCTCGTGTCCATAAGATTCTTGAATGCTCTTGTGTATCTGACGCCAAATAAACATTCTGTAGTAATCGAGTGAGGATGCTCTGATGCAACATCGAGCAAAGCAACGTTCGAATATGCGCCCGGCTCAGAGTACACGAATCCGCCCTCGCCTACTGTGAATCCTCTGTATGTTGATACACCATTTTCGTATTTATAGCCCTTGAAATATGGAAGCAAAGATTCGTCGTCGAAAGGAATTGGCAACCCGCATTCCTCTTCAAGAAACCTTCTTGTTGAAATATCAATATTCTTTGCCGGTTCAGCAAGGTTACGATAGTTGAATTCGTCTTGCGGTTTGCGGTTCTTTCCAAATATCAATCTAGTAGTGAGGCTGTTTGTGGTGTCATTAACCGTTCCGCCCGCAATCTCAGCTAAAATCTCTCTTGCCAAGAAGTCCGCTTCTCTTGCCTTGAATACTGCCTCAGTAGCAATTACGTCGTTAACACAATATTCAGCAACAGTTTTCCAGAGTTCTTCCTTGACTGGTTTGTCCCATTCGAGTCCGAGTTCCTGATGATGAATACCGAGTTCAATCTCAAATTTCTTTAGAGATTGTTTCTTTGATGAAAAGTCATAAATATCAGTATAACTCAGATTGTACGCTTCTCCGAACATACAGTTAGGGGCGCCTGAAACAATCTTCTGACTAAGCTGATACAGTTCCTCGTTAGAATATCCATGCATTCTGGCATACAGAATATGGTTATCGTATTTACGGTTGTTAAATCCAATAAGTCTGAATTTACATAGTTCCTCGATATCGTCAGGAGTAGGATTAATCAAGGTCATAGGTTTACTGTCTCCTTGAAGTTTCCACACCACGACAAATAAATTTGGAAATACCTCGACATCGAAAAATGCAATAGACGCTTCTTTAGAGAATTCCTCGTCAGATTCTTCCACATTTTCAGAATTCCATTTCATCTGAGCAACCAATTTCAAGCATTTCTCGGACTGGTTTGTAGAATTCGCCGCAAAAGCCATAATAGCAGGTCTCATATCTCGAACATCGTATGTCATTCCTTGAGAATAGGCGTCTTCGAGAAGCCTATAAATAAATTGTACAGATGACGCTGTATCACTGTGGTACTGCTTCGCAAGATTCTTCTTAATCATATTTCGAAGCATTTTTTCATTCTTCAGACCATCGAAATTTAACACGTTATTTCCCTCCATTTTTTCAGGCAAATCTCCGGTACTCAGATGAGCAATTTCGAGATTATTACATTTGCTCAATTTTCTTCGTAACGACGAATTGCCTGTATATACTTTTATTTCAATGTTCGGAGCATATATCTTGCTTAACTTAGATGCATCTCCGTCGTAAATATAATGCAGATGAATTCCCGCTTCTGATTTAGACAATTCTGCATACGTTGGTTTCCATTTGAGTGCTTCTTTAAAGTTCTCATCGAACGATTTGTTTCCAGTTTTATCTGGAATATCAAAGTCGATCACTATATGATTCTCAGGAACTTTCGTATAGTGAAGTTTTTTCGTGTCGAGAGACGAAAGATTAGTTTTGCAATGTGCCCATTTGCAAGTTGGCGTTCCTTCGTCATTGGCATATTGGGCAGGCATATCCTTTAAAACCTCATCGAGCAACGAAGTCTGTTCCGAAAATATCAACCATGGAATTTCTTCCGTTTTCTCAATAGATTCTGAAGAAAACGTCTTGAATTTTTCTGTGCGAAATCCTTTATAGACATTGTACGATTGGTTATCTCGTTCGTGAAATTCCTTGAAATATGCCTTCGCTTCTGATTTGAGAGCCCGTTTCTTCATCGGGTAACTTACGTTTGATTCCTCGCAGAATTTCTTCCACTCTTCCCAAAGCCAAGCCAGAGTAACTTCGTCATGTTCTTCTAGATACTTGTAGTTTTCTTCCATAAACATATAGAAATCGTTAGTTGCGCCTATCATAGCTATTGGCAGATACGAATCGTATGCTGATTTATCTGATTCATAAATATCAATACAGTGCTTAGCTATTGCGCCGAGCTCGAATCTAACCTGCGACATAAGAGTATTGTATCTCGACGTAGGGATTCTTCTGTTCGATGGACAAATATCAATAAGTCTTCGAGTTATACCAGATTTAGCGTCTGTGATTCGGACAGGCTTATTTGTACCCATAACAAGCATCGCCTGAATTCGGTTGGTATATTTTGCCTTAAATTTCTCGTTGATGGTGATTTCTTCATGAGAAACTATCGAGTTTAATCGTGTGTTATCCTCAATCTTCGATAAGTCTCCGTCATGCTGAATAGCGACTAATGGGTTCGACTTAAACGCTTCGAGAGCGAATGAGTCGTTTGACGAACCTAACGACTTTGCATCAAAAATTGCATAGTAACCCTGAAATAGCATCTGCATAATGTTTATGATTGTCGATTTACCTGTTCCGGGTCCACCATAGAATACTATAAACTTTTGAATCCATTTACTGTCACCAGTTAGTATAGACCCGATAGCCCATTCGATTTTATGAATCTCGTCTGGTTCGTATAGTGTCCCAACAATCTCGTTCCATATTTTAGGAGTTTCATCCTTGAGCGAATAAGAAAGACGCTTGGTAGCATAATCTTTCTTGTTAACCAGAGAATCTGCAAATATCAATGTCATATCGAGAGGCTTGTAATTGTCTCGGGTTTGTCTTTGACAATATTTATGCCATTTGTCAACAGAACCAGAGTCCGCGTCCCACATATACGCCACTTTCACATGAGTATCAGGATTTTGTTCATGCATTTTATCGGCATATTGTCTCAGCAAAATATCAATCTTCTTTATGACGAAATCTTCATTTGTGTCCCATAATCCAGCGTCCTCGTTCCACGCTGCATAAAAATCGCCTCCTCGAATCATTAAATCTTCGGATTGGCATACGACAAATTTCGGAAACACACATATTCCGCTTTTTTCTACCTTATGAACTATTTTTACAAAATCCACCTATTGAGCCCCCTTTCTTTAAATTATCAATGAAAAAAGCTAAGAGCCACGGTAGAACCGCAGCTCTGTTAAGCTTTTAGTCTTTGTTATTATGAAACATGCCCCAAGTTTTTCTTTTGGTGTCGTAAGCGATAAAATCGCCATCTTTTAAATTAAAATCTTCCCCGTGATATGTGAATCCCGTAAACAGATGCAATTTAAGTGTTTCATATAATACTCCGAATATAAATCCGATAGCATATATGGACACTGTTTGCAGTCTGTCAAGCCACCATATAGGGTTTTTTAATTTGGCGATAGTTTCCTTAAGCCACTTTTTAATCTTTACTTTCATGTTATCACCTCCTTCCGTTATATGGATGGCAAAAAAATCGATAAAAATATAGAGGAGCGGCTATTAAGCCAACTCCTCTGTTGTTTACTTGTTGTAGAAATAAAATCTCTTAATTTCGTCTATAGCTTCTTGCTTTCTTTTCTTTTCGATTCTTGTTGTGATGAGTTCGATTACGGATACAGTAACCGCAGGGGCTACAAATAATCCTAAAAATACGAACCATTCAATGATATCGATTCCTAAAAAAGTCATAACAAATTCCTCCTATAATATAAATATTGTGGATTTCTTTCCATTATAGGAGTGGCAATTTGTGCCGAGTACTGTTTCAGATTTCAGCATTAAACCTCTGCAAAAACTCTTTGACCGTCGGAAGTCTCTTTTTCGAGCACTTGAATATAACAGTAACCAGACGGAAATCTGGGTACTCAGTAGGTGTCTCCATGATTTCCACGTTACGTAAATGGAATTCACGACGAAGTTCTTTGCTAATTGTGCTTGGCGCAGATGTCGTATAAAAAGATTTACTCAGAGAGATTGAATTATTCACAGTCGTCATCTCCAAAATCATATTTTCCGCCGAAATCTTCCTCGATAGACACATACATTTTCTTGAGATAAGCCGCTACTCCCTCTCGTCCCTGCATATTCCAACGATACGGTGTTACAACCAAATCAACGTTTGTGATTTCGGCATAGTCAAGAGTACCGACAGTATCTTCGTTCATCAAGGTTTTTTTTCGACCGGTGACCAGATAAATATCAGGGTCTCGTTCAGGGTTATCCTTGGAATACTTAACATTGACGTTAAGATACGGAGTAGATTCGTCACCGGGTTCTCTCGGTTTGAGATACTTAACATTCCAGCCGTCTTTTGTGAACTGGTCTGCCTCGTCCTGTGTAAGAACCAAAGCGAACGAACGCTTTCCTGTCGGATTGCACTGACTAGATTTACCGCTGAAATTTCTGAAAATAATGCGAGCGTCTTCGATAATAATATTCCTAATATAAGCCATAATTAGCCCTCCTGATTTAAATTATAGGTATAAACACACTGCGAAACAACATATCTGCAAACTTTGTAGTAAGCATAAATGGAGCCAGCTAAAAAGCCGACTCCAAATATCAATAACCCTTTAATCATCATAGTCCTCCTCAACCGGTTCGTCGAGATAATCATACAAATCGCCGACGTGAACATAGTAGATAAAGCTGCTTGCCTCATTAATGATTGTCACGAGATTTTTCTTAGACAGTTTTTCATCGCTGATAAGGCGATTCAGATTGTTGAAGCCGAGTTCTCCTTTAATTTTCAGGAATTCGGAGCCGTCTTCGTCAGCCAGTCTTCCACGCTTTGTGTCATACACAAGATTCAGTTCAGAGAAACTGTCAAGATACTCATGAGTATCGAGATAATCAGCAGGCTTATCTTCAAGAATGTACGGTTTTTTAGCAGGTACATATTCTTCGGTGAGGTCTTCATAAATATCCATATTGTTTTCTTCCTCCTCAGAAGTTTCTTCTGTAAAGTCGACAGGAACCTCTTCTTCGGTTTCGTCAGAGACAGTATCGGTACCTTCACGCTGAGCTCTGCGAACTTCTGCCAGTTCCTCTTCAATCATTTCTTCGGCTTTCTTTTCAGCAGCCTTGAAGGAAGCTGCGATACCGATTACAATACCAACTACCAGACCGATAGCTACAGATGCGAATGTTTTCATAATAAAATCCTCCTTAAAATATCAATACAGCAGCGAGCTTAGATTCCGGACTCCAAGCCCACTGCCATAAATATCAATCTTCGTTAATCCATTTCGCGAGACGCAAACCAGCCAGAACGCCGCTGACTACACCGAGCAGATAGTATGCAATTTCCATATTCATTACTTATCACCCTCGAAAGCATGTTCGAATGTATCAAGGATATAGCCATCGCAGTTGAAGTGCAGGATGTATCTGCGAGTAAACTTCATAGTTTCCTTGTCGACATCATCGATAATCTCTGCACCGAAATCAATATAGTTATCTCCGGTATGACCTTCTCCGGGATTGATAACCCATCCGACTTCCTGACCGGCTTTAGTCTTTGGTAAGCCGAGGTCTTCAAGCACTTCATTCAGGAAGATGTATCCCGTAAGATTACGGAGTTTATTGTTGACAGCAGTCTGGACAGCTCTCAGATATGCTTCGTTGTCGGCGAAGCAACCTTTTTTGTATGCGCCAGACTCCTTTGTCGTTGTCTCATCCCATATGAAAGTGTAAGGGTCTTTGACAGGGTCAACTGTGTCAACCTCAGCGACAATCGGATTGCCGTTATCATCAATCACCTCCTTCATTTCTTTTTTTACACCGTCGAGAATTTCTCTGTATTTTTCATCACCAACAACAGCCTGAGTTCTCTTCTTGAATTCTGCAAATGCAGCACTCATTTCACCAAATGCCATCGTGATAGCTGCGTGTCTTGCCTTGAGAATGCCGAATCCGCCGAGAATTGCAGAAGTAGATGCAACCGCCAGAATAATACTCGGAGCGTACAGTTTGGCAACACTGAACGCATTCTGTGCCCACATTCTGGTCACTTCGATTTTCTCGTCTCTTTCCGTGTAGGAATCCTCGGCAACTGCACCAGATTCTTTGAAGTCGTCAACCTTATTAATCTTTTCAGCCAGTTCGTTTTCACGAGCCTCGCCTTCTGCCAGAACTTTATCCAGCTTTGTGGTCTCTTTGCAAGCCAGAATACCAGCAGCGATAAGACCAATAGTTCCGGAGACCACAAGGATTTCCGGAGAGTGCTTTCTGAGTGTCAGGGACACTTTACTAAATACCTTTACAATTGCTTCTTTCATAATAAGTTCCTCCTTTAAAATATCAATCAATGTATGTGTCAGGTTCGCAGATAGAAATCGTGTAACCGTTCGACTTGTGAACAATTCTTGCTCTGTCAAGAGATTCCCAAGACCAGCCCCATCTGTCGTGAGTCCAGTCGTTAGGTCTTTCGCAATCTACGAAATCGTAGAACGCAGAAATCGAGCAGAATCCGTCATATTTTCTTGCCTGTTCATTCATCTGGGACAGCACCCACCTTGCATCTTCGATTGTGTCAAATTCAAATGAATCAACACGAAACCGGTTTGAAGGTTTTGGTCTGACCTGTTGTGAATCACAGCTTCTGTGGTAAGCTGTCTTTGATGTGCTTACATGTCGGTCTGAACGATAGTCATCAAAATATCTTTTCGCGTCACGTCCGAGAAGAGAAGATACGGTCGCCATGATGGCGTTGTAAATTCCGTCTTGAATTGCAGGGACGATAACCTTTTCGAACGTATCTCTCAGAGCCTCTTTGAATGTAACGTTGAAAAAGAGTTCCTTGAAACGCTGTCCAAGAGATTTTTTCTCAGTTACTTTTACTCTCTTCTGTTGCTCTTCCTTATTCTCATCGGTAGACACGTGAACTTTAGCTTTGTCACTAATCTCGTGATACTTATGAGAATTCGGTTTGTAATCCTGTTCCGGCATATCTTTTCCTCCTTTTGAAAAGCTCGGAGAACCGGTATAAAATACCAAGTTCTCCTTGTTTGTTAGTCAATATTTTCTTCGTTAACGATTTCTTCAATTGCATATCCTACTCTATATGCAGCGTGTATTAACCATACCAACACGCCGCCCAAAGCAAGAATATTTACAACTTTTTCTCGTTTAGTCATGTCTATCACCTCCATTATATAGGCGGTGAAAACGTCGATGTTACATATAATTCCTACTATAATACTCAGGTTCGACCTCGTAGTCGAGTACAATACAAGGTTCTCCCCAGTCAGCTATTCGAGCAGAGTATTTGATTTCTACCTTATCTCCTCCATCATACGGATGCCATCCGAAATCGTCACCTTTCTTGCACTCGTTCAAATCAAGGAGGTAGTATAGGTCGTTCAGAGGGATAAAGTCTCCGGATAATGCCCTTTCGTTCAAATCGTTGACACATCTTCTGATATGTTCAAGGTCTGAACGAAAATATCTATCCAGATACGGGTCGTAGAATAGGGTTTCCCCATATTTTGTACGGATAACATTTGCGTTACGTTTTTCTTCGGTCGATACGTCTACCTTAGATTCCGCAAGATGTTTGTCAGCGACTTTAGCTTTTATTTCGTCAAATGTATTCTTACCGACGCTTTCTAGTGTCGCGTCCTGAAAATGATGCAACGCGGCTTCACTCATACCGAAAGCAGTAGCCATAACAGCTTCTCTTTTACCAGAAACGTAATTACTTGCAATAAAGCACGCTGTAGAAATAACACCCATCGCAGCGGCAGACCAATATGCTTTTACGAAGCATTTTGCAGTCTCTTTTTTGCCTAGAGTAACTTTGTTGTCTTTCTTTTCCTGACGAAGTTTTTCTTCAGCCTCCTCGACAAGTTTTTCGGCTTTCGGGGTAGCCTTTACCGCCATAATTACAGTGCCAATCATGCCAACAATTCCAAGCACCGTCAAAATCTGTGGTGAATATTTCTTTAAATTCATAATCAATTCCTCCTTTTGAAAAGCTAGAAGAGCCGGTATAAAATACCAAGCTCTTCGCTGTTTGGGTCTTACATGTAATAATCGTCGTCGAGTTTTGCAATACGTCTCTCGATGTCTTCGATGCAAAACGTAATGTAAGTTTCGAGTCCAGTCAATCCCTTAACTTTTTCGTACTTGCTACTATTTGTATAGTAGTCAGGCGACTTCATCAGTTTGTTGATGTCCTTTCTAACCCTCTCACGAGTTGCAATCAAATGCTCAAGTCTTGTGTTTGTCATAATAATGACCTCCAATTATAATATAGTAAGGTTTCCCTTCCATTATAAAGGTGGCAAAAACGTCGAGGTTATTTGACAAACTCGAACGAGAAACCTTTATGTTTTTTTCTAGAGGAAT